GTAGGGGCGCCTCCTGCCGGGGAGGCACCCCCCACGGGGCTCTTGCCGCGCCCGGAGGCGCCCTTGGGGGTCGGCTTCTCGGGTGCCTTGACGGCCTCTGCGATGCCTGCTTCGATCAGGTATGACGCGGCGCCTGGGCTGGTGTTGAGTGTATCACCAGCGTTGTGTCCGCCTGTTGCTTTGGTGAACTTGACTTCGGTCATGTGATTCTCCCGGGGTGTTGTTCGTTTGGTTTGCGTTTGAGTGCGGCGTTGTTGGTGTTGCGTGCTGCGTTCTCTTGCTTGGTCTTTGCCCAGTGGTGTTGCGTACACAGCCATTGAAGGTTTGCTAAGCCGTGGTCATCGCCTTGCTGTACGTGGTCGCAGTCTGTGCCTGGCCTTGTGCACCGGACCCCGTCGCTTACCCATTCGCATATGCCGTTAGCTCTGCGTCTGGTCTGGCGCCTTAGCTCGGGCCAGTTGTTCGGCAGCCGCTGCCGCCGCGTGCTGGTATCCCAAGCCATCAGCTCTCCGTAAGTCTTGCCAGCCACTAGGTCTGTGCACGTCGCTAGTGGCCGGCTTAGTGACGGTCTCGACCCGCCGTCACGCGGGGGTTAGTGGATGGTGTAGCGGTCCCATTTGCCGGGGATGTGTTTGCCTGCGAGGAAGGTTGTTACTCCTGGCCGTGCGTACATGCCGGTTTGGTCTGAGTACCATTTGGATCCGGGGTCTACGGTGGTTGCTTGGATGCGGGCGTATGGTCCGTAGTCGTTGACTGCGGCACTGTGCCTGTGTGCGGTGAACCAGAGGTCGGGTGTGAAGCCTCGGGAGTGGGTGAGCATGAGCGATTGGGATGCTAGCCATGCTTCTTCTTTGCCGCTGATTTTGTGTCCGTGTGCTGCGGCGATGTTGACGCCGGATGCGTTGAACGTGGTTATCATTTCGTCGCGGGGGATGACCCATTCGATGTGGCTTAGGTCGGGGTGGAGGTTGCAGACGGTGCGGAGTGTGTCGCCGATGAGGCCGGTTGCGTTGTCGGCGTCATCGGTTACATTGTCCCGGCCTGTGCCGCGTGCTAGCTGGCCGTGGTTGCAGAGGCACGCTATGTAGGTGGCGCATGCGAACTTGGGTGCGAGGGCTTTGATCCACTGCATGTTGACTTCGAGCGCGAGGGTGATTTGGTCGCGGGTATTGAGGTCTGCTTGGTGGGTTTGTGAGGCGTAGGAGCCTTGCACGCCTTCTGTGTGGTCTCCCATGTTGGCGAGCACCAGGTGTTCGAGCGGGACCCCGTCAGCTTGCAGCCGGTCAACGTGGTTGACGATGGATGCTAGGGACCGTTCGAGGCGGGCTAGGGTGCCTTTGGTGCCGTCGCCTTCGCCTTTGCCGAGCTGGAAGTCAGCCATGCCGACGATGAGCGATACGGGTTCGCCGGGTCTGGTTACTCGTTGGGCCGGCGCTTCCCATTCGCGGATGGAGTTGACGAGCGCGCCGACGTCTACGGCGTTCTTCGCCTTCCGTGTGAACCGCGCCGAGTAGGAGTACAGCCACACTAAGTCACGGTCGCCTGTTTCGGTGCGTTTGGATTGCTGCCAGGAACTCATGCGGACGGTGTCGTCGGCGATAACGAACTCTGCCGGGTCGAGGTTGAACCGGGCGAACACGGCTGACCAGTCGGAACGGATCGGCTCAGTGACCTCGATGCCGGTAAAGGATCCGCCGTCAGAGGTTAGTTCGAGCTTGCCCGTAACCTGCTCAGGCTCAACAACGTCTTCCCCGCACCCGCATTCGCTGCGTCGGTGGTTGCCGATAGTAGACCGGGCGACGCTGTAAATGGCCGCTGCGGCGCGCTCGGTGAGCTCGTCCCGGTTGTCTGTGTGCCCGGCTGTGTGGAGCGCCTGAGCGTACGCGCATAAAGCCATGATTCCCCCATGTGCTTGTGAAAGTGTGTGCGACTGGTTTGACTTCCGGTTTGCCTGTCGCTCTAGCCGGTGTTGTTCTCCCGGTTCGCGGCTTGTCCTCGCGGGGCCGACTTTCCGGGGAAGCTTCAAGTTGCGTGGGAGCAGTTGGAATCGAACCAACCGTGGACTGATTTACAGTCAGCCCTGGCACCTTGCCTCTTCTACTCCCTTGACCGCTGCAACCGGCCTCAAGGAATACCGGCATGATCTTCGCGGCGTTCCCCTGCCTCCGTGTGGCGGTCAGCAGGGTACGTGTGGGTGTGCCCGGCGCGGAGTGGGGGGACTCAACGCGCCGGGCAACACTGTTGAGACTAGGCGGCGATCTTGCCGAGTCTCAGGTCTTTTACAAACTGGATCATGGCCGGCGAAGTGTCGAACCACTCGCGGCCCTTGACCAGATGATCCATGCACTGGCCCTGCAGCTTGTACTCGTCGCGGCGAGTGCCTGCCTGGTAATGCAAAACGGCATCTGCGCTAAGGTCGCGCAAACGCCGTTCAGGGTTAGATGTCCAGCCGATTTTGATCATGTCACCGACGCGGACAACGTAGACAGTGCCGCGGGCGTCGATGCTCTTAGTGTCCCGGATTGCGTCCGGCTGCTTGTCCGGAACATTGGCGCCCATGAGAACTTGGTACGCTGCCCACGCTTTTTCGATGTGCCGTTCGCAGAGTGCGATTCCGACGCGGGACGACTTTTCGCGGTCGCACTGCTCCATATTGCAGATGTAGCGGGCGTCGTCGGATTCGTGCGGCTTCCGGATCGTGCTGTTGCGGATGATGCCGGGAATGGTATGGTCTTTCATATCGACTCCTAAACAGTCGGTCACAGCCCCGGAGTGTTGACGCACTCGCGGGGCACTTTGTTGTCGGGCAGAAGGCAGACTTCTGGCCCAAGGTTTAGGGTACTACACTTCATGCCGAAATTCTCCTTCTGTCGCGCATTTCTTGAAAAACTTTCAGAACGTCGCCTGGGTAGTACATTCGGCGGGGTTTGTTGTCAGTCGTTACCCGCTCGAATACGTAGTCGAGCTTGCCGAGTTGCACCCAGTTCTCGAAGTCCTTCTTCAAAACGAAAACCCGCGCTTTCTCCTGGAGAAATTCGCGGGCTTCACGGGGCGGCATTGGTTCGCCTCTGGCTTTTGTCTTGAGCCTGTCGAGTAATTCGTAGACGTGGTGGACCGTTCCGCATGTCGGGCATCTGACGGATACGGCGTCGGCGTTCGCGTGGAGCGGTGTGACGCAGACGCCCGTGTCGCATGGTCCGTAGACGCGCCGGTCTTCGGGGCCCCAGACAAGGTCGCGTGCGTGCTTGACCCAGATCCTCGCCATGTAGAGCGTCTGACCGGCTTCTGGGTTGTCCATCGCCACGCCGTGCGCCCTGTCTGGCAACTGCCCGAGCCACGCTTTCAACATCATTGCGTCGATGTTTGCTGCAGGCTTGGATCCTGCGGGGTTGCTGCTCCCGCCGGATCCGGGATTGCGGGTGACGCTTGTCCGGTTGATTGCCCCGTCAATCATGTCGTAGAGCGCCGGCACGTCTTTCAAGAGCCCATCGAGCTCCACGATGTGCTCGGTGCAGAGGTAGAGCGAGGTTTCCCGGTAGCAGTTCTCTGCCGTGCAGCTCATTCGTTGTCCCTTTCGATTGCGTTGGTTGCGAGGCGCATCATTCCGACGGCCTGGTAGTGGGGGATGGGTGAGTATCCCCAAACGAGTCCGGCGGCTGCTTCCCCGTCGTCTATGCGCTGATACGTGGCGATCACAATGGCGCCCGTCACTATCGCGTCATCCGGGATGCGCAGATTCACCTCGGCGCCGCTGATGTTATGGGCGTTCATGCGAGGCCCAGCCGTTCGTGTACTTCATCCGCTGCGAGCTTCCAGAGGCGAACCCCGTTTTCGTTGATGGCATTGTCGCGGAATGCCTGCGCCAGCCCCGCTTCGTAGGCGATCAGATTGGCGGTGCGCTGCTCGTAGGCGAGCGCGAGGCTGGCTTCGACCGATGCCCTCTTTACCTCGTTGATGGTTCCGTTGCGCAGCCGCTTCGTGGCCTGTTCTGCGTGCTCGTTCATGCTCATGCTTGCTCCTGGATTTCGATGATGATGCGGGGTTCGCCTTTTCCGCCGTGCCTCATGTCGGGGCCGATGACATGGGCGTGGTCGTCGTCGGCGAGTACCCCGGCGTCAACGATCCCGTCGAGAATCGCCTTCGCGGTGGGGTAAAGGTTGCCTGGGTCGTAGCGTCCGCCGCGGGGTTTGTGGATGTGCGCGAGGATGCGGACCCGCGCACCGAACGGTGGCGTGTCTCGTGCCGCGGCAGCAGATGCTTCACGCCACGCTTTTGTGAGCTTGGCTTGGGCCATCCGGTGTAGCCGCTGGTTCGAGTTGATGAAACCGCACGGCGCCGGCACGTCGATGATCGCAATGCGGCTCACGCCTGCACCCCCGCCCATTCGGCGGCTTCGATCTCGTGGCCCCCGAACCAGAGCGGCCAGTCCGCGAGGTCATCCACCCGGTACGGATGCAACTGGTCGGGTGCGACTGCGGCGATGGTCCCCACACGGCCGTGATACGCACACGGGGAATGGATGATGCGGATGCGGGTGGTTGGTTCGTGGGTCATGCTCGAACCTCCAAGATGTTTTTCGTCGGCACTCGGCAGTCGCCGAAGTCGCCGTTGAGTGTGACTGTGGTGGTGTTGACGCGGATGACGCGGTGCCAGCCGTACCAAGTGCGGGCGGCTCTTGCTGCTTGTAGTTCCTCGCGTGTGAACGGGACGGCCTTGGTGCGCTCGGCGTACTGTGCGGCGCGTTCTGCTTGCTCGGCGTCTTGCTCTGCCTTCACTGCCGCTATTGCCTGGTCGATGCTGCGTTCGGTTGCGGCCGCTCGTGCACGGTAGGCGGATCTTGTGTCGCGCTTCATGCGCCCTCCTTGGGTAAAGTAGTAGCCGCAACATCGGCTGCGGCTTCGGGTTCGGGTGGTGCTGATGCTTCGAGGGCGTCGGCGGTCGTCATGCGGCCATCCTTGACGGGATGACGCCGGGGTCGAGTGCCCGCGAGTAGTGGCCCCAGAAGGTGAGTTCTGCGAGCCCTGTTGCGCCGTGCCTGTTTTTGGCGACGAGCATGGACAAGTCGTCGCGTCGTTCGCCCATGATTTCGCGGTGCAGGAGGATGACGACGTCGGCGTCTTGTTCGACGGCACCGGATTCGCGGAGGTCTGAAAGCATCGGCATTTTGTCCTGGCGTTGCTCACTGGCCCGGTTGAGCTGGGACAGTGCGATGACGGGGACTTGCATGTCCATCGCCATGATTTTGAGCTGCCGGGACATGTCGGCGACGAATTCGTGTCGGGGTCGTTTGTCGCCGTGCGGTTGGGACATGAGCTGCAGGTAGTCCACGACGACGCCGGCGAGTGGTTTGCGTCGGTTCACTGATCGGGCGAATCGTTTGATGTCGGTGATGGTCACTCCGGAGCGGTCGTCAACGAACAATGGCACGTGCTCCCAGGCTGCCCGGCGGTCGCGGATCTTTGCCCAGTCGCCCGGGGTGAGGTCGCGTTCGATCAGGCGGGCGACGTCGATATTCAGGTCCGCGGACACTGCCCGGATCTGCACATCGTTGTTCGACATTTCCAGCGACGAGAACGCCACCGACCCGTAACCCGTGAGCCCTTTCGCCAAGTTGAGGGCGATCACCGACTTGCCAACGGACGGCCGTGCACCGACGACGTATAGAGCGCCGGGACGCAACCCCCCGATGATCTTGTTCAACGCATCCCACGGCGTCGGGTGGTGGTTGATTTCGTCGTCAAGGCTACTGAGCATGATGTCGATCGTTTCGCCGAACGACTGCACCACGGACCCGGTAGCGCGTGAGGTCATGTCCACCTCGCGGCGTGCGGCCTCTACCAGTTCGTCAACTTCCCCTGCACCCGTTGCGAGTTCCTGAATCTTCCTGCCCGCCGCCGTCAGCCTGCGCCGTGTAGCGGCCTGCTGCACGATCTCCGCGTAATAGGCGCCGCTGCTGGCCGAGATGACGAGCCCGGCGACCTGGTGGAGGTAAGCGGCCCCTCCAGCGAGTTTGATGTCACCGGCCTTAGTGAGTGCGTCGTTGATCGTCACAGCATCGACGGGGTGGCCGTTGCTGTGCTGGTCGAGGATGGTCCGGTAGATCAGTTCGTGCGCGGGCCGGTAGAAGTCGCCGCCGTCGAGCACGTCGGCGACTTCGGCGATAGCGTCACGGCTCAACAGCATCGCGCCGAGGACTGATTGTTCGGCGGCGATGTCCTGAGCTAGTTCGTCGGCGGTCATGGGTACTGCACCTCCTTGCAGGTGAGGCAGATGCGGAAGTCGGGGCCGTAGTGCCAGTGGTGCGCAAACGTACGGCAGATGAATTTACAGATCATTTGTAGAAGTCCTTTGACCAGGGGCTCGCGGCGGTTGGTTTGGTTGGTGTCGCTATTTCGTCTTGCCAGCACCCGGCGTTCAGCCAGGTAGAGAAATGCTTAGTGAACTTTGGGTCACGTTCCGGGTCGTCCCTGTAGCGTCGAACCCCGGCCAAGATCTCGGCGGGGGTTGCATCGTCAAGGGCCTTCTTGTAGGCCGCCTCCGCCCTCTTGCGTTCCTTCTTAATGGGGTACTCAGACCAGGCCGCCTCGAAGTCCTCGGCCACGGTGGTGGTGGGGGGCAAATCTTCCTGCTCATCTGCTCCATGCTCACTGCTCACTGCTCCCTGCTCAGGGGAACCATTTGCGGAAGTCTTCGCGCAATCCTCCGGAGGGTTGCCGGAGTCCTCCACGCCCGCGTGTTCTTGCGGAATTGGTACCGGAATCACGGACTTGGCTGGGTGAGAGGGCCTTTGGTGCTCATTCCAGTTCTGAACCAGCAAGTAGCGCTTGCCGTCCACCACATAGCGGCGGATAACGGCGTCCCGTTCCAGGATCTTCAACCACCGCTCCACGTCCTTATCGGATACTGAATCGTCCAGCGGGTAGGTGTCAGCGACGATGAGCTTCGGGTTGTCCCTACCGCGCCCGTAGTCGTCCACGTAGCCCCAGAGCATGATCCAGAAGTAGCGAAGTTCTACCGGCCAGGAGTTGACCTTTTCGCTGATCCTAATTTCAGGCTTGATGCTCCTAATGCGGGCCATACTGGCACCCCTTTGCTATGCCGATGTCATAGCCCCGGCACCACTCATTCTGCATGTCGCCGTCAGTGTGCAGTCGGGGCTCGGTGGGAGGTACTAAATCCACGCTTGCCTCCTTGATTTGCCGCCAGATAACGCCGGCGAGGTATTGGAATTTGTCCGCAGGCGGCACGCGAGAGGCTGCGAAGGTTGTCTCGATTGCTATATCCATTGCTTCAATCGGATATCCCATGCCAGACCACCGCATGACGGATCCCTGATATCCAAAGGGCCATGCAGCAGGTACGCCGGCGCTATCCGCCGCGTTGCTCCACATCTCATCGAATTCTGAGCAATATTCTTGGTCGCGTTCCAGCGTTCCGCGGAGTTGAGCTGAGAGGATTTGCGCCTTTATTTCCCAGTCAAGGTTCCGCTGCGCGATAGCTGCGACCAGCGGCGCATCCAGTGATGAGGAAGTCTTGCCGGAGTTGCAGTCTTTACAGGCGGCCACCAAGTTCTCGGGGCCATCGCTGCCGCCTAGCGTCTTTGGCTTTACATGGTCCACGTGCAGCGTTACGTCCGGGGCCTTTTCGCCGCAGTACTGGCAAGTATGGTTGTCGCGCCGCAGGATCTCGAACCGGAGCCGCTTGCTGATCGCCATTACTTGCCAGCCCGTTGGATCATTGCGCGGACGGCTGCTTCGGTGATGCCGTATTCGTCGGCGATGTCCTGGTTGGTTAGCCCGTGTTCTTTGGCGATCCGGGCGTAGTAGGCGCGGTGCTCGCGGTGGTCCTGGTACTGGCCGTTGGCGAGTCTTAGGAATGTCCGGGCGAGGTCTTTACGGCCACTTGTCGGGGTGGGGGCGTCGTCGGGTAGCATGACGATTAGCCCTCCTTTCTGGTCTGTTCAGAAGGACGGTTAGAAGCCCTGGCCTGTTGGTAGCAGTCCGGGGCTTCGTTGGTCCCTCTATTCTATCGAACATATGTGCGTAATCCCGCATTAGTTCTTGCATTCGGATGTGCTTGGGTCGGTCTTTTTCGGTGGGTTCCACAGCGTTATCAACAGGCAATTGTGGATTGTTGTCGCCGGTAATTCCTGGCGTATTCGGCACGGGCTGCACGGCAGGCAAAACACGTCGGCTCTTTGTCTCGGATGTGTTTCTGGTAGCCGCTGTATGTGCCGCACACAGGCTCAGCGCGGCGGGTGTTGACTGGTACGGCGTTTAGGGCTTTCACCTGGCCTGAAAGCGCGTTTATGGTCCGCCGTAGCGACTCCCGTTCTTTGAGCAGGTCGCCGATCTGCGCTTGCAGTGCGGGGATTGTTAGTGGCGTGGCTTGGCGGCGTACATAGGTGCTCATCGTGGTTTCCCCTTTCGTTGTTGTCGGGTGATGTTGCGGAGTGCTTGGTTTGCGGTCGGGTCGGAGTGGGTGAGTCTGACGGGCGCTTCGTCGGCCCGGGTGCCGAGCCATTCGGTGATCGTCGGCGGGTGACAGTCGCACTCCTTAGCCCGTGCGCACCCATACGGCGACCAGCAACACCCGCGGGCGCAGGAGGTCATGCGAGCGCGCCGAAGTCTAGGACGTCTTGCGCACACCGTTTGGCGATGATCTCGCAGTAGCGCTCTTCCAGTTCAACGCCGATCACCTTGCGGCCTAGTGCCTTAGCTGCCACGAGGGTTGTACCCGATCCGGCGAACGGGTCAGCGATGGATCCTGGGGGACATTTAGCTATTAGCGCCTCCATTAGCGAAACGGGCTTCATGTTGGGGTGTTCGCGGCCTTTCGACGCCCACGTCAGGACGGCATGACCAGACAGGATCGAGCTGCCCCGGTGTCCCTTATAGCCCTTGCCCATGATGTAGATTTCTTCCCAGTTCGGCTTCCACGGGATCGACAGATCGCCCATACCCGACGCCTCGCCCTTATCCCAGACGAGGACGGTATGCGTTCCGCTCGGCTCGGGCCGCTTCCACGATCCGAACGCGACCGCAGGACGTGCGCCCCATGCGTTGAGTGCATCGTCGCGGGCCACAAGGTCAGCATCATGGTCGTCTTGGTAGTAGATGCTCATGCGGCGTCCTCTTTCGGCCACATTTTGGCCTTCTGTTCGTCGGTGAGTTTGGGGCCGTGGTGGTAGTAGCCGCGTTCGTCGGTCCAGTGCTTGTCGGTGATTTCGCAGCGCCGGTCTACGCCGTGTTCGCCGCGGCGGTGCTGCTCGAATGCGGTGAGGCCGATGAACGTTTCGCAGCATCCTGAGCAGTGACCGGCAGTGGAGCCGCCGGGGTAGGACTTGCCGCATTTCGGGTGGACAGGGTTGCTCATGCGGCTTTGTCCTTCCGGTTGGTGATGTGGGTTTCGATGAGGTCTGAGCGGAAGCCTGACCAATGCACGTCGCCGTCTGGTGTTGAGACGTAGACGGCGGGCGCTTGGGTGTGACCTAGTTCCTTGATGAAGTTGAGGGCGGTCGGGTCTTCGGCGACGTTGACCTTCGTGAAGTGGATGCTGTGCTTCTTGAGCTTGCGTTCGGTTGCGTCGCACTGGACGCAGCGCGGTTTGCCGAACAGCACAACAGCGACGCCGTCCCTTGCCTGGATGCGTTCGATGAGTGTGGGGGAAGTCATTGGGTGTCCTAACGTGGCGCGGCGCCCGACATGTTGCCGGGCGCCGTGGGTGGTTCGAGTGAGGTTTGCTGCTAATTCGTGAAGTACGCGAATCCGGCGCGGGTCGTGTCCGTTGCCGCGTCGTAGTCGGCCGTCACGACGCGGAGTGCTTCGCCGAGAGTGTTCGGCCCCTTGACCTCGCCGATCATGTGGCGGCAGTCGCCGGGGTAGGTTGCGAATCGGACGGGCGTTGCGGTGGTGGTCATGGTGTTCCTTTGCTTTTGGGTACGAAAAAAGGCGCCGTCGTGGGCGCCTCGGGGATGGGTGGGGGTGGGTGGTTACGGCTCGTAAAGGACCGTCGCGGGGAGGGGGTCGATAAAGTAGCGGTACGGCACTACATCGTTCAGTTCCTTGCCGACGCGGACGATCATGCCTCCACTGACTCGCCAGATTGCACCGTCGTACATCTTGATCCGGTCGCCGGACATGAGTACGGCGCCTTCATTGAGCGCGTCCAACTCTTCGGCGGTGGTGATGGTGCGGGCCTTCGAGTAACCGGCGGCGAGGACCGCGTCGGCGTTTACCCGGTAGTCGTCCCAGTCGTGGTCGGTGAAGTCGTCGGGGTTGAAGCCGTCCGATGTTCCGATGATCGCGGCCAACTCATCCCGGGCGCTCAAAACGGCGCCTCCCCATCATTCGACCAGCCACCAGCGTTGCCCCATCCCGGCGTGTTGTTGCCGGTTGCGGGCTGGTTGCCGCCCCAAGTGCTGTCAGCGGGGGCGTTTCCTGCGTTCGTTGCCGGTTGGTTGTTGCCCTTCTCCAGCTTGCGGACGGTGCGCAGTTGCAGTACCGGCTTGGACCGCTTGTCGCCGTCCTTCTCCCACGACTGGGTTTCGAGCCTGCCCTCGACGTAGACCTGGTCGCCCTTGGCAAGTTGGCCGGAGAGTCGTTCGGCGGTGTCTTCCCACGCGGTTCCGTCCACGTAGAACGATTTCGTGGTGTCCCATTCGCGGGTCTGCTCGTTGAACTTGCGGTCGCTGAATGCGAGGCGCACGGTCAGGACCGCTTTACCGCCGGGGGTGTACTTCATGTCTGGCTCGGCGGTGATGCCTGCGAGGCCCTGAATGGTGGGAATGCTCATGCGTTGTTCTCGCTCTCTGCGATTGGTCCGAGCGCCTGGATCCATTGCCGGGCGGTTTCGGGGTTCATGTTGTGGATGTAGAGGGAGCCGGCCATGTACACGAGGCCGTTCCCGGTGACGTGGATCGGGCCAGCGTTGATAGCCGCCGAAATGACACCCGCCGTCATGCTGCGGGCTCCGGGTGGTTGTCTTCACGGACGGCGGCGAGGATCTTCTGCGCTTCCTCGGCGGTGATCTTGTTCGGGTGCGGCCATGTGGTGCCGATTACCTGCCCTGCGGTGGCGAGCATCTGCGGGCCGTCACCCTCGTACCCTGCTGCTTTGAGGGCGTTAGTCACTGCCTGCCATTGAGCAAGCCACGGTTCGGTCTGCGGCTCGGCCAGGACTTCGACGTGGTGCTGCTTGACCTTCTTCTGACTGATCCGCACAGGAACAGTGAACGCCTTGGCGATGTGCGACATGGCGACGACTTCCACCCCGCCAACGGGCTCGCCGGCGTAGATCACTTCCGGGTTGTTGATGAGCTTGACCGACCGGCCTACCCATGTGTCGGATTCGGTGCCCCATGCGTGGGCGACAACCCGCAGCATGCCTTTTGACGGCTTCCACGGCCTGCCCTTCATTCCGACGAGATCCACGATGACCGGCTTAGCCGCGTCACCTGGTCGCACTGCTTCGATGGTCGCCACGATAGGTGCGCCGGTCAGGTCCGAGGCGTTGAGCTGGTCTGACTTGGCAACCAGAGCCTTAGATATGTCCATTAGAAGGTGAACTCCAATTCTTGGAAGTGATCGACGTATTCGGTTGCCGGGAGTCCTTCGACGGCGGCGAGGTATCGGCTGGTGATGTCCGCGGCGTTTGCCTCGAATGTGTAGACCGCATCAGCGATGGCGGCCTGCCAGCGGTCGTCCGGGTAGACGCGCTTTGTCCACAACGGCATCCCGCCGGCGTAGGACATGTAGTCGATCCATGCCCTCCCGGTGACAAGCAAGCCGGTCTGACACTGGGCCATGTTCTCGGCCGGCACTTCGTCGGCGAGGATCGTTGCAATGTGCTTCTTTGGGTCGCGGGACTTGATTTCGATGAGGCCGTAATCGCCGACCAATCCATCCGGGCTGTATCCCAATTTGAACTTGCCGAAGTCGCGGACGATGAAGCCGACCTCATCGACCGGCTCGTAATGCTCGGCGTACTTGGCCCGGGCGTATGGCTCATCTAACGTGCCGCGCTGCATGGCCTGGTTTGCGTGGATCTGAACAACCCTGCCCGTGATCCGCTCAGCTACGAGCGTGTTGGTGAGGCCGCGTGACGTGTCGTTGTTCGCCACGGTCAGCACGGGCGGCAACTCTGCGGCGGCTGCTGATCGCTCGGCGTGCGGCGTCTTGATGAACGTTGGCACTTTGCGGCCGAGGCTGAGGCAGTCTTCGTCCGCCTGGGTGCCGCACTTCGGGCATTCGATGGTCAGCGGGTCCGGCGAGCCCTTAGTGACAAGCTGCCCGACCACGCTGGCGGTAACAATGCCCGCCCGCGCCTGCAACCATTCCGGCGTGCCCTGCTCTAAGTGTCCGTAAATCTTGATGCTCATGTGTCCCCAATCGTGGGCAATAAAAAACCGCCTAGCTGGCGGTGGTTGATTTTTGGTTCTCGCTTGTTTGCGGCTGATTTTCCCCGTGCCGTAAGCATCTTGGGTTGGTGGGTCGTTGCCGGGTCGGGTCGTACACGCTGCGAGGGCAGGTGCAGATGTCAGGCATCGGGGCGGCTAATCATCACGAGTTCGAGGCTGGCTACAGCGAATGTGCTCCCAGGAGCTTCCTCTTGGTAGTCCCTAAGCATCGCAACACCCGCGCTGATGGTGTCGAACTCGTAGCCATCAACGTCCACCCATTTGCCGCCGACTGATTCAAGTAGCCGGTACCCGACCTTGTCGCCGATCCTTCCCTTGTCACTCATACCTTCTCCATTTCTTCGTCCCATTCGCCGTACCCTTGCCCGTGTCCGGCGAATGCGAGGTCGCGCCGGATCCTTGCCGTGACCCGGTCGGCTTCCTGGGCGCGGGCCTGATGCTCGCGGAGGGCGTCATAATCCGGCCTGCGCTGACTCATGACGCCTCCCGGATGGCTGCGGCGCGGCTTCGGAGCCATGACCGCACGTTGATGCCTAGCGAGAACAGTTCAACGCCGGTCGCGTGATCTACCGACCGAGCGTCCGCCGCGTCTTCGAGTGCTTTCGCCGCGGCTTCCTTGACCGGCCCGAACCCCGCAGCGGCGAGCATGTCGGCTTGGTGGGCGGCGACGTGTGACGGCCAGCCTTCTCCGAGTTCGGCAC